TTCAAACAGGAAAAGATTCAGATATTGTTATAAGCTCAAGAATAAGACTTGCAAGAAATATAAAAGGAATTCCTTTTACAACTAAGTGTAAACCAGAAGATTTAGAAAAAGTAATAAATATAATGAATAATGAGGTAAATAGTTTAGGATATGGTTTAAAACTTTTTAGAATGGATAAAATAGATAATGTAACTAAATTAAGTTTAATAGAAAAGCATTTAATAAGTCCAGAATTTGTGGCTAAAACGGAGAACTCTATTACACAAAACTTAAAGGCAATTTTATTAAATGATGATGAAAACATTTGTATTATGTTAAATAAAGAAGACCATTTAAGAATACAGGTATTTAGTGCAGGATTAGACTTGGAGAATTTAAAAAATTTAATTGTGGAAATTGATGAAAAGATTGATGAAGCATGTCATTATTCATGTGATAGAAAATATGGTTATTTAACAACTTGCCCAACTAATGTAGGTACTGGAATGAAGGTTTCTGTTATGGTTCATCTTCCTGCATTAACTATAACAGGAAATATTAATAAAGTTTTACAAATAGTTAATAGTTTTGGTATGAATATAAGAGGATTATATGGAGAAGGTACACAGAGTTTAGGGAATATATATCAAATCTCAAATAATCAATCTTTAGGGTTAACAGAAGATGAAATTGTTAAAAATTTGAATATAATTACATCTAAAATTATAGAGCAAGAAAGGTTGGCAAGAAAAAATCTAACAAAAGAGCCTTTAGAATTAGAAGATAGAATATGCCGTTCATATGGAATATTAACAAATGCAAGAAAACTTACTTCTGAAGAATGCCTAAAGCTTTGGTCAGATGTAAAACTTGGAATGGATTTAGGAATAATAGAAGGGTTAACAGATTTAAAAGTGAACAAAATAAGGATAAATAGCCAATCTGGAAATTTACAAAAATATTTAGGAAAAGAGTTAGGGTTAGATGATAGAGCTGATGAAATAATAAAAGTGTATAGAACAGAGGAAGAAGTTTTTAATCCAAAGACAATAGCTTCATTTGAAGGAAAAGTATTTGTTGATGAGCATCCAAATGACTGGGTAACACCTTTGAATTTTCAAACATATGGGAAGGGCACAATAACTAATGTTAGAAGAGGTGTCGGAAGAGATAGTGATTTATTGCTGGCAGACATTATAGTTTATAATTTAGCACAAATAGAGGAAATAGAGAGCAAGCAAAAAAGAGAAGTATCTTGTGGGTATGAATGTGAATATGTGCCTTATAAAGATGGGTATGCTCAAAAAAATATTATAGGTAATCATGTGGCTCTTGTAAATGCAGGAAGAGCAGGAAGTAGAGTTGCTATAAAAGATAATAAGATAAATGAATTAAAGGGAGGTAACAAAAAAATGGGTGAAAATAAAACCTATAGAATACCAAGAAGACAAAAGACTTCTGAGTTTCTTCAAGCTGTTGGTTTAAAGCATGTTGCAATGGATGCTGATCCTGAAGATATTATGGATGCTATGTATGATCTTGTTGAAGAGAAAAAGGTTGAGGATGAAGAAAAAGAAGTTCAACCTGCACTTCAGATAAAGAGTGAAGAAGAAAAGATGAATAATGATGAAGATGTGAAGGAAGTAAAGGAAGCTTTATCAAGTGTAAAGGATGCTCTTTATTCTATTTTAGCTTCAAATTATACAAAGGATGAGGAAGTTGAAGAAAATGAGGAAGGTATGGAATCACTTGATGAATTAGAAGAAGAATTGGAAGAAGAAGTTGAGGATGCTGAAATTGATGAGATTGAATCAATTGAAGAACCAGCTGAAGAAATGAACAAGGATGAAGATTATGAATTGGATGAAGTTGAAAAGACAAAGGATTCTGCAATAGAATTAATGAGAGTTTTAAAACCTATTATTGCTTATATTCCAAATAAAAAGGAAAGAAAGAGAGTATCTGACAATTTAGCAAAAGTTCTTAAAAACCAGGTAAAAGATGCTAAAGCAAAGAAGAAAAATTCTTCTGTATATTCAAAGATTGTAAGCGGAAGAGCAAGTGATAGTGCATATAAAAATACTAATGAAGATATAGGTGCAAAGATTGCCGAAATGTACAATCCACATTATAAGAAGGAGGTAAAATAATATGCCAGGTGCAGTTATTGGAAAAGCTTTAAATTTAGGATATATTGGTAAGATATCAAGAGATGGAGATGCAATTGTAATCAACAGAATTGTTTCCGGTGAAAGTGAAGCAATTGATTTTGGTGCAGCTGTATTTTTAAATGATGATAATACTGTAAGAAATGTTACAGTTACAGGTGAAACGGATTCAGAAACATCCACTGATACAGTTGATAAGTTTGTAGGTATTGCTGTGGCTGAAGTTGTTCAAGCTACAGAGTATACACAGCAGGCTTCTGCATATTTAAAGAATAAGGGTTGTGATATTCTTGTAAGAGGTTCTATAATTGTTGAGATGGGTACAGGTACACCTAAAGCAGGTGGAAAAGTATACTTTAATTTTGCAACAGGTAAGTTTGATGCCACAGATCCATCTGCAAAAGGTTTTGCTATTCCAGCAAGATTTACGACAGGTTATGTTGATGGCAAAGGTGGAGTAGAAATTACAATTCTTGAAAGAAATCTTATTTAAATAATAAAAAGGATGGAGGTAAATAAATGTTTCACGGAAACAATCAAATAAAAAGAGTATTTGATAATGCTCCTGTAGTAAGAATGTCTGATAGTGCAATTGCTTCAGGATTAGCATTTTTAAATGGAGAACTTGAAAAGAGAGATCCAAAGCTTTATGAACCACTCACTTCTGTAACATGGATGAGAGATATTGTTGCTGATACAGGTGGTGGTTGGAGTGAATATACTTCGAATTATTTTGTTGATTATGCAACTACAGGAAGTGGAACTTCTGGAATAGTTGGTGGTCAAACAAATGATATTCCAATGATGCAAGCAAATATCACAAAAGATAATTACAAGGTATTCTCGTGGGCTAATATTCTTAGAGTACCATTTGTTGACAATGAGCTCTTGAAGACCGTTGGAAGAAGTCTTGATGATATTCTTGATAAGGGTATTAAATTAAATTGGAATAAAGATCTTGACACAATGACATATGAAGGATATGATTCATTAGATATTCATGGTCTTGTAAATCATCCGCTTGTAGAAAACGAAATGGCACAAGCAGGTGAAGCAGGTGCTACTGAATGGAAGAAGAAGACTCCTGATGAAATTCTTGAAGATATTAATAGTGTTGTTGTTGAAACGTGGGAGGACTCTGAATATGATTTAACTGGCATGGCAAACCATATTCTTATTGACCCATCTAACTATGCTTACATTGTAACAAGAAAAGTTTCTGAAGCTGGTAATATTTCAATACTTCAATATATACTTGAAAATAATATTGCAAAGAATCAGGGAAGAGATCTTATGATTTATCCTTGCAGATGGTGCACAGGTGCAGGTGCAAGTGACAAGAATAGAATGGTTGCTTATGTAAATGAAAAGGAAAAGGTCAGAATAGACATTCCTGTAATGCTTGGAAGAGTAATGACTCAGCCTGATGTACAGCAAATGGCATATCTTACAGCATATGCAGGCCAAATTGGTCAGGTTAAGATTATGTACTATGAAACAATTAGATATAAGGATGGTATTTAATAAACTTTAAATTTAGAAATACTGAGGTGGTTTGAAATATAATCACCTCTTTATCAAATTATGTAAAAGGAGAAAAGATTAATGAAAACAGGGCAGGTACAAATTTTTAGCAATCAAACAACAGTGTTTAATCATCCAAAAGATTATAATACAAAATTTAAGGTAAGAGCATTTGAATTTAGTTATGCACCTGATTGGGTGTTAGATTCAGATATGTATAAGGCGTTAGAAAAGTCTAAGAAGATTAAGCTTATTGGCAGTAGAGCTGATGTTGCTGAAATTGAAATGAATGGAAAAGTTAAATCAAATGAGATAGATAAAGCATTAGATAGTAATGAAGAAGTTGTGAAGAAGAATGTGGAAGAAATTAATGTAGATGATAATGAGCTTCAAACATATCATGAAAAATCAAGTAAGGAACTTTATAATCTTTGTTTAGAAAAAGGTATACAAGTTGAAAGTAAAAAGCCAAAGGAATATTATATTAATAAGTTAATTGGTTAAGATATAAATGTGGGGGATTTTTTAGATGAGTTATGACAAATATGTATTTAATGATATTGGTTTAATAAGCACAGCCACTAATATAAAGAAAAGTGAAAATCCCCCATTTGAGATAGAAGATTTTTTTGCTATTTATCCACAATTTCAAGGACTTGAAGAATTACCAGATAGAATAGTCAAAATGTACATTGATTTTGCTAATGAAGTGGTAAATGTAGAGAGATGGGGAAAGCAATGGGTATTAGGTATGTGTCTATTTGTGGCACATTTTTGCACAGTATACTTAATGGCTTATTTGGACTCAAATGCTGAAGCTGCTGCTGTAATTTCCTCAGGCCAATCAAAAGGTTTGGTAAGTTCTAAGTCAGTAGGCGATGTCTCTGTCTCATATGATTTTTCATTAGCAATGCAAAATGTTGAAGGATGGGGTCAATTCAATTTAACAACATTTGGGAATCAATTTGTGTCAATATCAAAATTAATGTCTAAAGGTGGAATGTGGGTGTTATGATATGTCTATTGAAAGTGAAATAAAAAATAGTGCATCAAATATGATAAATTCAATAGGCTTAGAAGTAGATAAGAAAGTGAAAAACTTTACTGAAGGCAATGCTTTAAGATCTCTTGCTTTTGGTGAAATTAATGTAAAAGAATATATTGATTTAAGAAAGAAAGTAGATGAAATAGAAGGGTATGATTTGCTTGTTGGTATACCTGATGAAAATTCAGGAAGAAGTAAGAATGGAATAAGCAATGCAGAGTTGGCATATATACATACTCATGGTGTTGATAAAAAAATAGTAAGACAAAATATACAAAAGCAAATAAATGATGGAATGAATTTTAGTGATGCAAGAGAAAGAGCTCACCAAATGTATTTAATGACAAATGGTTCACCAGCATATCATATACCACCAAGACCTATTATAGAACCTGCAATAGAAGCAGAAAGTGACAAGATAAATGAAAAGTTGTCAAAAAGTTTAAAAGCATTTTTTGATTTTGGAATAGAAAAAGGTGTTGAAGAACTAAAGAAAACAGGGATGTTTGTACAAAACAAAGTTAGATCATGGTTTACAGACTCAAGAAATGGATGGCCACCAAATGCACCTTCAACAATAAAAGCAAAGAAAGGTAAGTCAAATCCATTAATTGATACAGGTGAACTTAGAAAATCAATAACCTATGTAGTATCAAATAAAAATAAAGGGTAAATATAAATGTCAAAAGTTTGGTTAAATCTTGCAGATATTGTAGCAAGTCCAGAATTTACTCAACAAATAACAATTAAAAGACATTATGATGGAAAGTATGTAAATGGAAGATTTACACAAAAAGAAAAAGTGTTTAAAATAAATGCAGTTGTTTCAGTATCTGATGAAAAGACATTAAGTATGATTCCTGAAGGTGATAGAAATGAAACAACTAAAACAATACATAGTTTAGAAAGAATATATATGACAAGTTCTGAAAAGTCAAAAGGTGAGAATAGAACCTCCGATATTATTGTATATAATGGTGATGAATATAAGGTTGTCGCAATTATGGATGCTGATGATTATGGCTTTACAAAAGCTGTAGTTTCAAAGATTGGAGCTTCATAATGGCTGAAATTATAAAATATAAAGAGTTACAGGATATATTTGTAAATTTAACTGCAAAATTAAGAAATATAGACTTGAATAATGATGAAGAGTCAGAACTTATTAGGTTAGCATATCAAATAAATTCAGCACCATTTCAAGAAATAAAACAAGGTGTATCTTACTTATGGATTAATTATGCTGATAATGAAACAAATAAGCAAATAAATGAAGAGGTAAGAGAAGTTACAAATGAAAGTATAAAATATAAAAGATCACAATTGAGACAAATAGATGTACATTGGGTTTTTTATGGTGATGAAGATGTGCAAGATATAGCATATGAATTTAGGAATAAGCTATTTAGCTACACAGCAAAAAGTTTTCTTGATAAGTATGATATAAAATTAATTTTGGATGTTCCTGAAGCAGTACTACTATATGAGGAAGTAAATAATCAATGGTGGGCAAGAGTTGAAATAATAGTAAGTTATTATCTTGAGTCAGCAATTGTTGAAGAAATACCATTTGTTGAAGTGGTGAATGTAGAATTGAAAGCTGAAAAAGAAAGCCTTGATAGAAAAGTAAAAATAAATGATGAGTAAGGAGGATGAAAAAAGTTGGCAAATAATATAACTTTAAATGATATTATTGATATAAGTGTAACTTTAAGCCCAGTAGTATCATATAGAAAAACATTAAATTCTGCACTTTTTATTACTAATTCAGAAAAAGTAACAAAAGAAGAGAGAATAAAGGAAATAGATAATCTTGATACATTAATTACACTTGGTTTTGAAACAACATCACCAGAGTATTTGGCTTTACAATTGTATTTTGCACAATCTCCTTCACCATCAAAAGCATATTTGGGCAAGAAAGATACATCAGAGCAATTTGTTGATGCAATAACAGAATGTAGACAAATTAATTATGAATGGTATGCTTTAATAATTTTGGACTCATTAGTTAACACAATGGAAAAAAGTGATATAAAAGCAGTTTGTTCGTATGTTGAGTCTACATCACCTGAAACAATATTTTGTTTAAATTTTGATAAAAATGTAACTGAATATGATGATATTATTGAAGAACTTGCATCAGGAAATTATCAAAAGACAATTGTACAAAGAGATATAAGTGATTCAAATGCTGGTAAAACAGCAATTTCAGGCATAATAGGTTATAGCCTTGGATACAATAAAAAAGTGAATAAAGCATTTACCTTGGCTTACAAAGCGATAAAAGGTATTGATGCTAATGAAATGTCTTATGTAGATTTAAAGAAAATACTTAATAATAATGTAAATGTGTATGTAAAGCAAGGTTATTATTATAGCCTGTTTAGACAAGGTACAATGCTAAATGGTGATAGATTTGATGAAGTGTATTATATTGATATGTTGGTAAACGATTTAAGAAATGAATTAATGAATACACTCGTAAATAATCCAAAAGTACCACAAACTGATTTAGGAATTAATATCTTAACATCATCAATATCACAAGTTCTTGATAATTATGTTGATATAGAATTTATACAACCAGGTACTTGGCTTGGAAACTCAATTCTTTCACTTGAGTATGGTGATACACTTTCACAAGGATACTTAATATTATTTGATGATATTAATACTCAAAGTGGCAGTGATAGAGTTGATAGAATTGCACCTAATTGCTACATTTGCATAAAGCTTGCTGGTGCAATTGAATATATTACACTTGGTATAAATATTAGCAGATAAAGGAGGATGTGATAAAAATGTCTGTGAAAACTTATTCATTTTCTGATGTAAACTTAACCTTGTCTCATCCTTCATTAGGTCAAATATCAACAAATGGTATGGGTCTTGGAACGATACAAGTTAGCATGAGAACCGATAGATCATCTATTGAAGTTGCTTCAGATGGAACACCGGTTGTTTCAAAGATAAAAGATAGAACAGGTACTCTTGCAGTAACAGCTCAACAAACATCTGATTTAAATAATAATTTAAGAAAATGGTATAATTATTTAGAAAGTGCAGCTACATCAGAATGGTCTTTGATAAAAGCTGTAATAACAAGTAAGCAAACTGGTGATCAAGACATTATGAATGGTGGAAGTATAGTAAAATTGCCGGATAAGTCATTTGAACAAACAGCTGGTAATATTACATGGAACTTTTTGTTTGCTGATGTAACACAAAATACAATTTAGAAAATGAAAATAGCAAAAAGGTGAAAAAATGGAAAGAAAAATAAAAGAAATTGTAACTTATGAAGATAGAACATTTGTGATTAAAAAGATGTCTCCATTTGAGGGCATTGCTGTGTTGAAAGAAATTTTAACAAAAGCTTTACCAATTGATTTGCTTTCTTTTTTGAATGATTCAGGTGCAGGTATTGATAAGATATTGTCTATGACAAATAGCGTTTCCAAAAAAGAAATGTCAATAGATGAGTTTGTTGTATTTCAAAAAAGATTAATGAAAAATGTGTATGAAAAGTTAAAAAGTGGAGATGTTCCGGTAATACAAGAAAATGGTGATTTTGGTGTGCTGGACATGGAAGAGAATATGTTTCTTGTAGGGTTTTTATTACTTAAAGTAATAGAGGTAAATTACAAAGATTTTTTCTTAGAAATCCTCCAAAAGTTAGGTCTTCTGGAGGATGCACAAAAGATGATGAACGAAATGAAAGAAAAGAAGCAAGAGGGAATGGCTCAGGAAACTCAAGCAATGAATTATTGTTAGATCATTATACTTCAGAAAATATAGATATGATTCTTTATATGCCTGTGTTAGCAAAGCTTTGGAAGCAATGTGAATTATGGGATGGCACTTATATTATTACAGATTTACTTGATATTCATGAAGCCATGACAATTAAAAATATGAATGAAAAATTGTTTTTTGAAAATCAAATGAAAGAAATTGAAGCAAGTAATGAAATGAATAGTTTGAAAAATTCTATGAACAATTTTAGATAAGAGGTAATATTGTATGGCTTTAAGAAATGTCATGAAGGAGTATTTGGTATCACTTGGTTTTAATGTTGACAGGAATAAATTATCAGATGCTCTTGATGTAGTTAAGCTTGGAGAAGGTAAAATTTCTTCATTAGTTTCAAAGATGTCGACAAGCCTCGGAAAAGGCACAGCAGGTATTGTGACAATGATTGCTTCAGCAGTGGTAGCTGTAGGTAAGTTTACTACTTCTGTTGCTGAAGCTGATATGGCTAATCAAAAAGCTGCCAAATCAAAGTG